CTATAAGATAAATACCAAATGGCATACCTTCGTTGTCCTTCCAAACTTTTTCAGGGTGTCCATTTTTTCTATAGTGTCTATCTAGTTCTTCGGTTTCCCAATGTACTTTTACGTATTTCTGTTTCATGCTTTCTCCTTTAATAATTTCTCACAATAAGCAACTTCTCTCTGTAATCTTTGAGCAGTTCTTAATTTCATAATTCTTTCTAAATGCCATTCTTGGTTTAACTCGTTGTTTAGATCATAAATACGAGTTTCTAATTGGTCTTTTGTAAGACTGTTTAAATATTCTTTGTTCATGGTTATTTCTCCTTAATTTAATCAAGGAAGCAGCTAAGCCACTTCCTCAAGTTCTTGTAAATAATCGGCTACGATTTCTTCACCAATTATGTAAACGTACATATTCACGATTTTTTCAGGATCAGAAAAATCTGTATTGACTTTGCCAAAATTAAAGTCCTCATACTCTCTAATATGTTCGATAACTTCAAAGACCATATCGCCAAGCCATTGTTTAGCTTGATAAGTTCCTATAATGTAATAGTCACTATTAAATGCGTTGTGGTGTAGGTCGTCTTTCCAATATCTAGATTCTTTCAACCAGTCCTCATTTTCTTTAATGTAATCATCAAAGTATTCTTTGATTTCTTCTTTTTTATAGTCCATAGTTATTTCTCCTTAAATTGTAAAAACTTCTAAATTTTTTAAATAATCTTTAACTTGTCTTTTGGTCTCAAATCCTTGGGTATCACAATGCTCATATGGGAAGTCTGTTTCTTCAAAAACTACCACGTGCCACTTGCTACCCTCATAATCTTTTGTTATTTCAACATGGTAATTAACACCATGTATATTTTTGATCTTTATATCTTTTATCATTGTTATTTCTCCTATTATTTTTCTAATTTTTTCCAATATCCTTTGGGATTATCAACTAACTTATCAAACTCTCTAGTAAGTTCTGCGTTTAAAATTTGCAAGTGTTGTTTGATAATGTTAATCGCTTTTTCATTTACTATATTTTCATAATGGTAATCTTTCCCAAAGCTAACAATCTCATCTAAAATAATATTTACTCTTTCCAAACCTTGTTTGTTATAAGTTATATTTTCTTTTACTTCTTCTATCATTGATAATTCTCCTTTAATTAGTTAATCAATATGTGGATTTTTGCATATATCAATATCCCAGTCAAGCATTAAATAACATTTTTCTACACTTTATATATAAGTAATAAATAAGCTATTTAGTGAATAAATGACATAAAAAGATTAAAATACCTTATGGAAGCAAAGAAAAAACCAGGAAGAAAGGCAATTAATTTAGATCATAACGAAATAGAAAGATTAGCTGGGATGGGTTTAAATGAGCGTCAAATATGCGCTAGTTTAGGGATTAATCCCTCAACACTTACAAGAAAGAAACACATAAAGAGCATAAAGCAAGCACTCGAAAAAGGGCGTGCAAAAGCAATAGCGCAAGTAAGTTCACAATTGTTTAATAATGCTATGGAAGGAAAAGAAACTTCCGCAATATTCTTTTTAAAGAACCGCGATCCTGATAACTGGAAAGATAGAAATATTTTAGAAACTAATCACACAATAAATTTAAGTCATGTTATTAATTCCGCAAAAGAAAGAATCCCTAATGCAACTCACAAAATAAAACGTCTTGATGAATCAATAGACAAAGGCAAGGGCATTTTCTTAGATAACAAAGGCACAGATAATAATAATGATTCTGAATCTCTCTCTCCTTCCCAAAGTAAAACAGAATCATAGAGCGGAAATGATCTTTTCTCCCATTTCCGCTCGACCAAATCGCAATAACCCCCCTTTCGTTCGTGGCGTGGTAGCGTTATATATATAACTAATGAACTAATTTTTTTTTAATTTTATGAAATATGGTGTAGAAGCAGAAAAAGAACTAATGACTGAGCTTTGGTCAATGAATATCAAAGATGATCCGTTAAACTTTGTGAAATTCGTCTTTGAATGGGGAAAAGAAGGAACACCCCTCGAAAACTTTACTGGCCCAAGAAAGTGGCAAGAAAAAATTTTGCGAGATATTGGAATACACATACAAAGAAATCAAAGCGTAGATCTACCAGAAATGTTTCGTTTAGCTGTAGCTAGTGGTCGTGGTATTGGAAAATCCGCTTTGGTGTCTTGGTTAATACTCTGGATGCTTTCGACACGTTTAGGCTCAACCATAATCGTAACAGCAAACACCGAACAGCAATTACGCTCAAGAACATGGGCGGAATTAGGAAAATGGCTAACTTTAGCTATAAATTCACATTGGTTTAACAAAACTGCTACGACTATTAGACCTGCACAATGGTTTGAAGAAGCCTTAATTCGTGATTTAAAGATAGATACTGGCTATTACTACGCACAAGCACAGCTTTGGAGCGAAGAAAATCCAGATGCGTTCGCTGGAATTCACTCAAGTTACGGAGTTTGTTTGATTATGGATGAAGCATCAGGTATTCCAGCACCGATTTACAGCGTTTCTGAGGGATTTTTCTCAGAACCGACAGCCGATAGGTATTGGTTCACGTTTTCTAACCCTAGAAGGAATACTGGGCCGTTTTACGACTCTTTTCACAGCAAACGCTCGTACTGGAATCAAGAACAAATCGACTCACGCACAGTCGAAGGCACAGATAAAGAGCTATTCCAACAAATGCTAGAACAATATGGCGAAGATTCAACAGTCGCACGAGTGGAAGTACTAGGCGAATTCCCTCGTGCTGACGATGACACAGTAATTCCAATGGAGTTAATTAAAGCAGCCGTAGATCGTGATGTTGCATTATCGGTAAGCGCACCGATTATTTGGGGATTAGACGTAGCACGTTATGGTGGCGATAATTCTGCCCTTTGTGTGCGTCAAGGTAATACAGTTTTAGAAATAAAATCTTTTCAATCTATGGATTTGATGCAACTTTGTGGTGCAATTAAAAACAAATACGATGATTGCACCGCTTTAGAGCGACCACAAGAAATTTTAATTGATGTGATTGGTTTAGGATCTGGAGTCGTAGATAGATTAGCTGAACAGAACTTGCCTGTGCGTGGAATTAATGTTGCTGAAGCTCCAGCTACGAAAAAAAATTATTTAAATCTTCGAGCAGAGTTGTGGTTTTCAATAAAAGATTGGTTGGCGCAGCGTGATTGCAGACTTCCTAATGATGATGAGCTTGTTTCTGAATTAGCTGCGCCTATTTACAAATATACCTCATCTGGAAAAATAAAACTCGAAAGTAAAGAAGAAATGCGTAAGCGTGGAATTAAATCTCCAGACAAAGCCGATGCGCTTTCATTAACAATGGCTAGTTCGGCTGCTTCCTTTAGTGGCAGTATGTCGTTTATGGGGTATAATTTTAGGCAACCTTTAAAATCTAAAATTATACGCATAGGTTAATCAATGGAAAACGACAAAGCTAAAGAAGAAAATCAAGACGAAGTAATCGACACACAAGAATTACAGAGCATTATTAAATCCGAAATGGATGATGCTAAAGACTACATCGATCAAATCGGTGAGTCACGAGCAGAAGCCACAGAATATTATTTAGGCAACGAACCAGAAGCAAATAGCTCCCTCCAGTCAGAGTTTATTTCTACTGATGTTCGAGATTCTATTTTATTTATGTTGCCCTCAATCATGCGTACGTTTTTTGGCACGAAAAAAGTCGTTGAGTTTGTACCTCGTAATGTTGAGGACATACCTGTTGCTGAACAACAAACTAATTATGTAAATTATATTATTCAAGAAAAGAATCCTGGTTTTAAAATTCTTTACGATGCGTTTAAAGATGCGCTCGTTAGAAAGTCTGGTTTTGTTAAAGCGTTTTGGGATGACAGCATTTCTGCTGCTACTCATGAATATACTAACTTAACTCCAGAAGCCTACATGGCTTTGGTTATGGATGCCGATGTTGAAATCGTCAAAGAAAAAGTTGAAATGCAAACGATGACAATGCTTGATCCTATGACTGGCGAAGAAGTTACGCAAGAAACCCCTGCCAGTTATGATGTCACAATTAGACGAGTCAAGAAAAAAAATCAAGTCTGCATTGAATCAGTACCCCCTGAAGAAGTTTTGATTTCTCGTAATGCAAGAAATATTTATGAAGCACCTTATGTTGCACACCGCATGGTAAAAACTGTAAGCGACTTAGTGGCTATGGGTTATGACCGAGAAGAAATGGAACAATACGCAGGTTCAGGTTCAAACTTAGATGCAGAAACTTTTGATGAAACCGAAGCACGTAATCCTTATGATGATAATGTTTATACTGATCGTGGTGGGTATGGCAACAAGAATGTTTTATACGTAGAACATTATTTATTTTACGATTTAGATGGCGATGGCATAGACGAAAGAATTAGGGTTTGTACCGCAGGCGAAGGAATTAATGTCATCAATGTTGAACAATGGGATGACTTGCCGATTGTCATGTTTTCGCCAGATCCAGAACCACATACTGCGATTGGCTCATGTCCAGCAGATTATGTGATTCCAATTCAAAGAGCGAAATCACAAATCATGCGTGATACTTTAGATTCTTTAGGCCATGCAATCTTCCCAAGAATGGGTGTGGTTGAAGGACAAGTTAATATTGACGATGTACTTAATACTGACATAGGACAACCGATTCGTATGCGTGCGCCAGGCATGGTGCAACCTTTTTCAGTTCCTTTTGTCGGTAAAGAAGCCTTTCCAGTTCTAGGATATTTAGATGAAGCAAAAGAAAATCGTACTGGAGTTTCTAAAGCAAGTGCTGGACTTAATGCCGAAGCCTTACAAAGTACCACGAAAGCTGCTGTGTCCGCTACCATGTCTGGAGCGCAAGGCAGAGTTGAATTGATTTGTCGTCATTTTGCAGAAGGCGGTATGAAAGAACTATTTAGCTTGGTCAATAACTTGGTTATCAAACATCAAGAAGGACAAGATATGTTTAGACTAAACAATCAATTCGTACCTATTGATCCTCGCTATTGGGATTCTGATAAAGATGTTAGTGTCAATGTTGCAATCTCTAAAAACAGCGATGAAGAACGTATGGCAGTTTTGAATAACTTAGCAGGTAAGCAAGAACAAATCTTACAACAGTTAGGCCCAAACAATCCTTTAGTAAATTTACAACAATATTCAAATACTCTTACCAAAATGATTGAGATGGCTGGTTTCAAAGACGCACAAAGTTTTATAAACACGCAAGTTCCGCCAATGCCACCAATGCCAGAGGAACAAAAACCTGATGCTGCGGAATTATTAGCACAAGCGGAAATTCAAAAAGCACAAGTGCAAGCACAAAAAGCGGTTATTGATGCTGAAACAGATCGTATGAAAATTATTATGGATGATGATAGACAGCGTGACGAAGCCGAAGCTGACATAAGATTAAAAGCTGCGGAACTAGCTGGCAAGTATGGAACACAAATTGATATTGCAGAAATCAATGCGTTGATGGAACGTGACCGAGAAACTATCCGACAGATAGCAAAAACTCAATCACAGGGGTTGTTTGACGATGACTTCAACTTCTCCAATTAAGTTATATCATTTGGAGTGTGTAGTTGGGGAACACGTTTATATCGGCACAGATATTAAGGCTCGTAGTTTTGAACAAGCAAAATCATTTATGCAATTTTTATTTAAGGATAAAATAGAAAAAGACACAGAAATATTTTTAATTAAAGAAATAACTTTACACTAATGAAAGATCCAAGATTAAAACGAGCAGGTGTGTCTGGGTATAATAAACCTAAAAGAACACCAGGACATAAAACCAAATCACATATTGTGGTTGCGAAACAAGGCGATAAAATAAAAACCATTAGGTTTGGACAACAAGGCAAGACTGGCGATAAAACCATGACTAAGCGTGCTAAGTCTTTTAAAGCAAGACACGCAAAAAATATTGCTAAAGGCAAAATGTCCGCAGCTTATTGGGCGAATAGAGTAAAATGGTAAAACCACAACAACATCAGAGAAAATTAACTAAACAAGAATTAAATAAAATAAAAAAACAACAAAAAATAAAAAAACACAATCAACTAAAAAAAGATGAAACGCAAATTCGCAAAAGTACCTAAGACCAAAGGCGGTGTACCCAAGAAGTATGTTGCTGGTGCAAAAAATCCTAAAGCAAGAGAGAAAGAAATAAAAAGAACTGCTAAACTATATAGGCAAGGTAAATTAACCCCAGCTATGATGAACAGAATATCTAAACAGAGAAGCAAAAGTGGCAGGAAGTAAAGAAGCAACTTTAAAGAAATACGCTAAGTCTAGTGGTATTTCCAAAGGCACTTTAGCAAAAGTTTACAAACGAGGTCTTGGTGCATATTATTCGTCAGGATCTCGACCAGGTGTATCTGCACATCAATGGGCAGCAGGCAGAGTACGATCTTTTGCTACAGGCAAAGGTGGTGCAAGAAAAGCCGATGCAGATTTACTCAGACCAAAACGTAAAAAAAAGAGGTAGTTATGTATCATTCAAAAAAGAAGAAAAAAACTAAAACCAAACCTAAAACTAAAAAAAGGAAGTAATCATGCCTTTTAGTAAATATTCTCCAAAACAAAAGAAGTTGGCTAGAGTAGCTAAACCTCGTAATAAAATTACTGGTGCTGATTTTAAAAAGCTAAGAGCAAAAAAGAAAACTAAAAAGAAATGAAGAAAAAACTTAAAGCACCTAAAGGCTTTCACTTTATGAAGTCTGGCAAGACTTATAAATTGATGAAGCACGAGGGCAAATTCAAACCACATAAAGGAGCTAGTCTAACTGCTGAGTTTGAGGTGCAAAAAACTCATGGTTAAGACAAGTGGACTTTGAGCAATATTATGTTGAAGCATCTCTATTATTAGCAAGTGTTTTAGGCGGACTTGCTCTCAAAGACTATTCCGTATCATTCATTAAAGGTCTTAAATTCAAACTCAATTCACAATTCAACGAAGGCGATAAAGTTTTGTTAGATGGCGAACAAGCCATGATAATTAAAATAGGCATAGGCACAACTGTTTTTGGGGTATATTCAAAAGATGGCTATACTTGGCGTTATATTAGCAATACCAAGATAGAGAGTTTAAAATTAGAAAAAATAGTAGATAAAGATTTACACGCTGACTCAGCACATGAGAAGGCTATGAAACTACAAAAAATATTAGAGGGCAAAGAAGATGATTGATAAATTAATAAAACCTGTCAGCGATATTGTTGGTAAGTTTGTAAAAGATAAAGATTTACAAGCACAACTAGATCACGAACTTGCTACTTTATTTCACCAAGCAAATCTTGCACAAATTGAAGTAAATAAAATAGAAGCAAAGGGTTCTCCTTTTCAAAGAAATTGGCGACCTTCTGTTGGTTGGATTTGTAGTTTTGCACTTGGTTATCATTTTATTCTTGCACCAATTTTAGAAGTAATAATAAAAACTTCTGGCACTCAAATAGAAATGCCTGAGTTTGATTTTTCACAACTATCCGCAATACTTATGGCTTTGCTTGGTATGTCAGGTTTGAGGTCTTATGATAAATTAAAACGCACAGATACTAAATGATGATATTCATAACAGAAATACCAGCAGTTTTATCTGATAAAACTGTAAAAATATTTGAAGGCCCATTGGTTTATGCTAGAAATTTTAAAGAAGCAAAACTTAAAGCTAGAGAAATGAATAAAGATTTAGTAGTTGTTGGCGAATATTTTATGTCAGAAAAATTATTATTTGTAGATGAATTGGGAGCTTTATAAAAATTTTACAGCTAAAGAATTTGCTTGTCAGCATTGTGGCAAGGAAGGCATTAAAGAAGAATTATTAAATAGACTACAAGCTCTTAGAACTTTTTTAAATTTTTCTTTTGTTGTAAGTTCTGGCTATCGTTGTCCAGAGCATCCTATCGAAGCAAAAAAATCTAAGCCTGGCACTCATGCTACAGGTCTTGCAGTCGATATATTGTGTCGTGGTACAGAAGCATATAAAATTATTACCCATGCACAAGAATATGGTTTTACAGGTATTGGTGTTAATCAAAAAGGCAATAGTAGGTTTGTTCACCTGGATATTGCAGATCATACAGAAGAAAAACCAAGACCTACTGTTTGGAGTTATTAAATGGCAAGAGCGACTGTAGCAGAAATAGATAAGCGTTTAAGCTCGCACGAAGCTGCTTGCGAACAGCGTTGGAAAGAAAATTATAGACGTTTGGATGCCATTGAAAATGCTATAACTTCATTAAATAAAACTCTTAGAAATACCCTAGTATTTGTCTTAACTATATTTTTAGGCGTTACAGGATTTCTACTCCAAGAAGTTATTTATCAAGCCATCTCATAAATTATGCCCTCACAAAAAGAAGTATTAGAAGCCAACGAAGCAGAAGTTATTTTAAATAGCGATGTATTTAAAAAAGCTGTTGCTAACCTCAAAGAAGAATATATGCAAAAGTGGGAAAACTCCTCTGAAGCTGATAGTAGTTTTAGAGAAGATTTACACAAAGCAATCAGAATTTTGCCTGAAGTAGAAAAACATCTTAGGATTATTATTGAAAAAGGCAGAATAACAAAAACTCAATTAGACAAGATAAGAAGCATAACAAGATAATAATTGTTGAGCTTTCCTAGTCTTTTAGAGTAAAATTCAAACATTATTTACACAATGAGGTAAAAACATGGCAACAACGGAAAAACCGATTGCATTAAAAACAAACTTACAACAGGCAGAAGAAGCATTTACTAATTTACTGACTCCTGAAGAAGAAGCACCAGTAGAAGAAAATGTAGAAGCTGTCGAAGAATCTGTAGAAGATATTGAGGAAGTTACCGAAGAACCAGAAATGGAAGCGGAAGCTGCCGAAGAAGTTGAAGAAACAGAAGAAGAATATCTTGAAGAAGATCAAGATGAGTCACAAGAAGATCAAGTAGAGCTTTTGGATGACGAGCAACCTCAACTTTATACCATTAAACAAAATGGTGTTGAAGTAGAAGTCACGCTTGAAGAACTCCAAAACGGCTACAGTCGTCAGCAAGACTATACACGCAAGACTCAAGAATTGGCTAATCAACGCAAAGAGATTGAAAGCCAACAAGCAGAGTTAAGGCAAAAGGATGACATTTATAAGGATTTGTTACCAAAACTTGAAGCTAATTTAAAAGCTGAGTTAGGTGAAGAACCAGATTGGAAAGCTATATATGAAGAAGATCCTATTGCTTATGTTCGTGAAAAAGACGTTTGGAACGAAAAACAAAAACGTTTGGAAGCAGCTCAAGCTGAACAGCAAAGAATCAAAGATGAGGAACTTGCTGAACAGCAGAAACAAATTAAAGAATTTGTTGAGTTTGGCAACCAGCAGTTATTGGAAAAAGTTCCTGAATGGAAAGATTCTGAAAAAGCTAATTCTGAAAAGATAGCGATTAGGGATTACGCCATAAATGTTTTAGGATTCACGCCACAAGAAATGGATCAAGTTTATGACTATCGCATTTTGTTAGGTTTAAGAAATTCTTGGTTGCATGATAAAACTGTCAAAGCAACAAAGAAGAAGCCAACACAAAAAGCACCAGCCAGAGTAGCTAGACCTGGTACTGCCAATCAAGTTAAGAAAACAACTCCTTTGAAAAAGTCAAAACAGAAATTAGCTAAATCTGGAAAAGTCCAAGATGCAGCTAAAGTATTTGAACAATTAATTTAATTTCTAGCGAAAGCTAGAGGAGTATATAAACATGGCTAAAGTCACAAACGCCTTTGATACTTATACTGCGACTGCTGACAGAGAACAATTAAGTGATGTTATTTATAACATCTCTCCAACAGCAACTCCTGTAATGAGTGCCATTGGTAAAAACAATGTAAAAAATGTGCAATTCGATTGGCAAGTAGAATCTTTGCCATCCGCAAGTGCAACTGGAAAACTTGAAGGTTTTGAGCTTTCAAGAGCAGCTTCGACTGCTACAACTAGAGTAAGTAATGTATGTCAAATCTCAAGCAGAGATGCGACTGTTACTGGTTCACAAAACGCTTCTGATGCTGCTGGTAAAAGAAGTGAAATGGCGCACCAATTAGCTCTTATGGCTAAAGCGTTGAAAAGAGATATGGAAGAAGCCTTAACTCAAAACAATGCAAAAGCTACTGGTAACGCTACTACTGCTAGACAAACAGGTGGTTTAGAAACTTGGATTACTACTAACAAGTCTATCGGTACTAATGGTGTTTATGGCGGTAGTGGTGCAGCTACTACTAATGGAACGCAAAGAGCTATAACTGAGTCTCTTGTTAAGACTGTCCAACAGTCTTGTTTCACTAATGGTGGTGAGCCTTCATTACTAGTTGTTGGCCCTCACGTAAAATCAGTTGTGTCTGGTTTTACTGGTAGAAGTTCAGCTAGACAGTTTGTAGATGCAAACACTATTGAAGCGTCTGTATCTATCTACTCTGGTGATTTTGGAGAACTACAAGTAGTTCCTTCAAACAGAAGTAGAGCTAGAACTGCCTTACTATTAGATCCTGAGTATGCAAAAGTTTCTTATCTTAGAGATTTTGAAACTATCGACATCTCAACTATTGGTGATGCTGAAACTAAAATGATAGTAGTTGAATTCGGTTTAGAAGTGAGCAACGAAGCTGCTCATGGAGCTGTTTACGACTTATCTACATCATAAGTTTAATTAAGGGGGGTGAGTAATCACCCCTCTTTTTTAAAATGGCAAGAAGAACAGTAATAGACTCAAGAACAAACTTTGTTAGCGAATTTGCTACAGAAGATGATAAGTTTGTTTATCACACCAAACAAAACGTAGCTCCAATTTTGAAGCACGTTAAAGACTTACAAGAATTTAAACCAGGTAAAGAATTACGTCATGTTGCGGAAGTACCTATGGTAATATATCAAAAAGCTATACGAGAAGGTTGGGCCAACGATAAAGCTAAATGGAAAAAATGGTTGAACGATCCCAACAATAAACTTTTTAGAACTTGGCAAGGTAAAGTATGACTTACGATGAATTAAAAACACAGATAGCAGATTTTCTAAACAGAAGCGATTTAACTTCTAAATTAGATTTTTTTATTGATGCTACTGAAGGTGAACTTAATAGAAGATTAAGAACTAAAGATATGGTGGTTAGAGCCAATGCAGTTGCAGATGGTCAGTATCTTTCTTTACCTTCAGATTGGCTAGAAGCTATAAATATTGAAATAACATCTGGCGACTTTACTCCCTTATTACAACAATCTATTGAGTCTTTAGATGTTTATAGAAAAGCTAATGACAACAACTCTGGACAACCAGTTTTTTTCTCTATTGTTGATAAAACTTTAGAATTAGCACCTACACCTGACACAAATTATACTTTACAATTAACCTATTATGCTTCGATAGCAGCGTTAAGTAGCACAAACACTACTAACTTTGTATCGACTGGACATCCAGACGTTTATTTATATGGTTGTCTAAAACACGCTTCAATTTACTTAATGGAAGATGAGCGTGTAAATATGTTTTCTCAACTGTTTGAAAAAGCACTTGAGGAAATGAGAATGGAACAAGAACGTGCTGAATTTGGCAAAGGATCTTTAATACCAAGAAGAAGAACTTATGGCAAAGCACACAAAACAACTTATCATTTTAAGAGTTGAGGTAAGACATGGCAGCATTTAGTGATTATTTAGAAAACAAAGTTTTAGGACACGTATTTGGCGGTACTGCTTATACAGCACCAACAACTTTATATGTGGCTTTATATACAGTAGCACCATCTGATACTGGTGGTGGTACAGAAGTTTCTGGCGGAGGCTATGCTAGACAAACTTCTACTTTTAATGTTTCTGGCACAAATCCAACAGAAGCTACTAATGCTTCAGCTATTGAATATCCTGAAGCAACAGCAAACTATGGAACTGTAGTTGCAGTTGGTGTATTTGATGCTTTAACAAGTGGTAATTTACTTGCATATTCTACACTTACATCATCTAAAACTATCGACTCTGGGGATGTTTTCCGAATAAACGCAGGAAATTTAGACATTACTCTAGCGTAACATCATGGCCACTATAGGCTATAACGAAGGTTACTACAGCAGATCAAAATGGAATGATTTAGCTTTTCAAGGAGAAGCTGAAATAAATGCTGTTAGCAACATGGTTGCAGTTGGAAGCATTATAATAGGTGGACAAAGTACAATACCTGCTGTTTCTTCTTTTTCTTCTGAAGGAATAAAAATATTTTTAGGTACAGCTAATATTGAAGGTACAGCTAATTTTTCTTCAGAAGGTACACAAATATTTACAGGTCAAGCAACTTTAAGTGCAGTTTCTAATTCAAGTTCAACAGGACAATTTATAGTAAGCGCATTTGCAAATTTAAACGCTGTTGCAAATTTTAGTTCTGTTGGAACAAAAGTAAATCTTGGTCAATCAACCATAGCTGCAATCTCTAGTTTTAGCTCTATTGGTGGGTTAAAATGGACAGACCAAATAGTTGCAGCAGATACTTGGACAGAACAAACTGTGGCAAGTAATACTTGGACAAATCAAACAAATCCTACTACAACTTGGACAGAATTAAACAAGCAAGAGGTTTCTTAACATGGCAGATACATTTACAACTAATCTTAATCTTACTAAACCAGAGCCAGGTGCAGCAGAAAATACTTGGGGTATTTCTTTAAATTCTAATTTAGATGCTTTAGATGCAATTTTTAGCGGAACAGGTACAGCAATTTCTTTGAACATAGATGGTGGGGATATTGCTTCTGCTGTTGTAATAAATAAATCGCCAACTGTTACTTTAACAGGAGATGTTACAGGATCAGGCACTTTGACTAACTTAGCAAATGTTTCTATAGCATTGTCTTTATCTAGTTCAATAAGTCCAACTTTTCAAAATTTAACATTATCAGGAACAGACTCAATCAAAGTACCTGCAGGAACTACAGCGCAAAGAAATGGCTCTGCGGTAAATGGAATGTTTAGATACAACACCACAACAAATGAATTTGAAGGTTATCAAAACAATGCTTGGGGAGCTGTTGGTGGCGGAACTACTATTAATAACAATGCTGATAACAGAATCATTACAGGAAGTGGTACAGCAGATACTTTAGAAGCAGAAACTACTCTTACTTTTAATAGTGGTACTTTAGGTTTATCTACTGGCGATTTAACTGTTGATGTAGCAGGTAGAATAGATTTAAGTGCTGACGATAATGGCGAAGTAAGATTATTTGATGGCGCTTCTCAGTATGGTCAATTTAAAGACGATAGCGACCGATTAAGAATAGAATCAATGATTTCTGATGCTGATATGTTGTTTGTTGGAAATGATGGTGGTTCAGAAGTAACTGCTTTAACGCTTGATATGTCAGAAGCAGGCGCAGCAACATTTAATAACAATGTTACAGCTTTCTCAGATGCAAGATTAAAAGATAATATTGAAACCTTAGAAGATGGTTTGGCTAAAGTAGAACAACTTAGAGGTGTAACTTATACCAGAGATGGCAAAGAAAATATTGGTGTTATAGCTCAAGAAGTAGAAAAAATATTACCAGAAATAGTA